ATCCGGGGACAGGTCCGGCAGTTTATACCCTGGGGCGGGGGTGTGGAGCGGAGTGGATCAGGGGCAACTCACCCCTCTGAGTTCCCGAAAAATTAAAAAGCCCAAAACCACCCCAATCGTAAAATGGCAAAGAACCCTATTACCGTAAACCACCCAATTTACAATGTAAGTACAGATACGGCATCCAGATAACAGATGGAAAGTGAAAGGTTTACAAAACCCCAAAATCCAAAATCGGCGGATGCCTACCGGCATAGAAAGAGAGAAATATGGAACAGAACAAAGAAACAGTAACACAGAATGAACAGAGAGAGGCGGAGGTATGCAGAGAGAAGAAACAGACCGCATGGGACAAATGGAAAGAGGACACGCTGCGGAAGTTCAACCGGACTGCATGACAGAGGCATACACCGTAGGAATCTCTGAAACGCATATCAGAACTAATGCAGCGGTATTCCGGGTGTGGCAGATGATAGAGAGCGGAAAACTTACCAAAGAAGAGGGCTTGTATCTCATGGTAAATACGCTTGCGGATGAAAACCTCCGTCTAAATCAGATGTGTAATGACCTCATAATGAGGATGCCGTCACGTCTGCTCGTAGAAACAATAACAGGCGAAAAATAAAAATCGGCGGAGGCTTACGCCTCATAAGGAGAAAGACCATGAAAGATGCTGAACAAATAGCAAGTGCAGTAGCATACGCAATGGAGAAATGTTATGAATGTCCGCTCACGGAGATCTGCAATGAGAACTGTGAGAATATGTGGAAGAGGTTTCTTACATCTGGGAGGGTAAGAGGAAATCCATTCCGAAAAAAAATCACTGCAAAGAGAATCCTGAAATGGCTCAAAGGCATAGTGGCAGACGCATGGGAAAATTCAGTTGTACGGCGAGCATTGATACTAACCCTCATTGTGCTTGCGATAAGTCTCATCTTCGCAGGTGGGTATAACCTTGGCAAGATTGTGGGCGCAGAAACACAGACGGAGGAATATCTGGATGGACGGTTGGAGCAGTGATTCTCAAAATTTCCCGAAAAATAAAAATGGAACATGGGTCATGGACGCAGATAGGCCCATATCGCTTTTGGGCGGAAACGCATCCGGCAGGCCAACGGCATTGCTGGTATGTGACAGATGCCCTTGGTATGGAGCAGGAGCGTGCAAAGATGCGATCCGTACACGGGCACAAGGATGGTATAGAAAATTCAAAGGAGGGATAATCAAAATGGTAAAAACGATAGTGGCGGTAGTAATCGCATTGGTACTGCTAAATACAGTGTGGTTCGTATTGAAAATTGCGGTGCTGATTTGGACTGAGGCAAAAGAGGAAAAGAAATGGCGCATGGGACCGGTCTATCAGTCTGAGGCAAGGGAGGCTTTCATCATGGAGTGTTCCCAGAAAGACATTAAGGGCAATTTATACGCAGAACGGCTCGATAAGTGTATCAAGAAAATGGATAGAGAGGAAAAGCGTCTCAAAAATGCGCAGGAGAGATCCAAACAGAAACTTTCCAAAATGAGGGAGAGAGTATGAATTTCTTACCATTCAGACATTGTATAAGGGAACCGCACGGATCTGCAGTGAAATTTGAGATACTGGCAGCAGCACCGAATGAGTTTCAGGTACGTTACCCAGATTATGATTACATTCAAATGGGAGTCGGACCGTCAGTGATGTATAACAGAGAACAATTACTGTGTTTCCTACTGACATATGACAAGGCAGAGTGCCTTGAATTTATGGAAAAACTGTATCATCACATGGGATGGTCTACAGAAAAGCTGCATGAGAATCCGGCATTTGCCGAAGTGATAAAGGAGAAAGAGGCATGATAGCACGTTTCTTACAGGATATTGTCGTAAATGACATTGAGAAGAATATGGAAATGACTATTGATAAGGGCGAAGAACTCTTTGCCATCGACAGAGGAACCCATTATGAGCTGAGAAAGGCTGACGGATGGGGAACTATGGCTCCGAAAGAGTGCGAGGGCGAATATTATGAGATCATCAAAGAATAAAAATCCGTGTTTTGATTGCCTTGCATCAGAAAAAGAAAATGAGGAAGTGTGCAAGACCATACGGGCGATGCTGAATAAAAGCAATAGCGTACAGGTGGAAATGAAAGATCCGGGCAGCATAGGAACATTAACCATAGGGGATTGCACATATAATGTTTATCTTGGAAACACAACACTGAATAAATTACGGTGTCTGCCGGATAAGGATGTGTATAAACGTGTATTCACACTGATAGAGGCATAGGAGGAATATTGATGGAAAATGAGACCAGACCACAGCTCTTTATCATGGATGAACGGCTCGGAGACCCCATACCGCTTGCGGAAATTAAGGAAATATCTGAGCCTACACTGGATGAAGAGTATGATATGCCGGATATTTCTCATCTGAAAGAGGGATTTGAAATACCTTTTGAAGTGAAAATGAAGAAATCTGCCATAAACAAGTTGTTTCAACCGTGTTTTGGCAGAGAACCATACGGAAATCTCGAAAAATGCGCCAAGTGTATACTGAAAAAGGACTGCGTTGTGGCGAAAATCGAGAACAATTTCAACATGAGATTAAGGGCATACCACCCTTGATAATAAATCACAAGGAGGACACCAATGGAAGAGAAAGAAAAGAAACTGTGGAGACCGCCAGAAGCGGCACATTTACCCGATCCGATAGCGTTTGCCATGCATGGTTTTGAACGTTTTGGATTACCGAAAGAACGGCGGATACCGCCATTACAAACATTTGACAGAGTGATGCAACACTCGGCATTTACCGAAAACCGATGGTGGGAAAATGCAAGACAGGTAACGGCAACATCATCGGCAGAACAGTGGCGGAGAGTGAGCATCGAAAGAGCACGCTGTCTCGGAGAACCACGGCCGGATTTTGATGATATACCGGTTGCGAGTATCACAGAGGATTTTTCACAGAAATGCCAAAATGCCACAATCGGATTGTTAAGAGACCAGGTAATAGCATCATGCGCTATTCCGGGAGAAACATTGTTTGGAGACATTTTTAACCAGTTAGATATTAAGGAGGACAATATGGATAGAAGTTTAGCAGACAAGAAATTTAAGAAAGTAACTATCGAGTGCGAGGACGGCACGACTTACGCCGGAAAGATCAATCATATATGCGGTAGCCCGTATCGTTGGGACAAACTGTGTGTAGAAGCAATGGTTGAGGACAAGCCCATTGGAGCATACGGTATCGAGAAAGTCCTGTTCCAGAATCCGGCAACAATCGTATTTTGGTCTGACGGCACAAAGACGGTTGTAAACTGCATGGATAATGTGGAAATCAAGAAAAAGGTTGTTGATGGCAAGGAAATAACCATCCGTAAGCCTAAAAAGGCTGATACCTATTCCGAGGAAGCCGGTCTGGCTATGGCTATCGTGAAGAAATGGGCCGGCAACAACGGAAATTACAACAACATCTTCCGTGAGTTCATTCCTGAGATGGCACAGGCTGAAAAAGAGGCAAAGAAAGCTGCCAAGAAAGCTAAAAAGGCACAGAAATCGGAGGAATAACCAATGACGCTGAGGGAATTTGCCAAGGGATATGACGGAAACATTATGCTGAAAGCATTTGAGAATGAGAAATCAACAGCTCCGGCAGCAATTATGATGACTCAGATTACGGATTCTATCAAGGATGAGGTTCTTGACAAAGAAGTATACAGCTACACAATGGTTTGCGCTTCACTGTTTGAACGGTATCTGAGAGTGAATTTTGAAGCTGTGCCGGAGATCCCAAACGAAACGGAGGAAACCACATGAGAACCTATTTTTTTGACACAGAGTTTACTGGTCTGCGTAAGGACACAACTCTTATCAGCATAGGAATTGTCTCAGACACAGGAGATAGGTTCTATGCAGAGTTGACGGACTATGATGAGGGTATGTGTGATGAATGGATTGAGAAGAATGTTCTCGATCATTTGGTTTTGAGCGGCAATGCGGAGTTAGAAGAAAGTCTGGCAGCCGACAATAAAACAACGACTGTAATCGGCAGTAAGGCAGATGTTTGTTGCGAACTTATGGAATGGCTTGAAATGGACGCTAATTTTGACAGTGATTATGCTGCGGTATTCGTTTCAGATGTCTCGCATTACGATATGGTGTTACTGATTGACTTATTGGCAGGAAACGCTATGAAGTTGCCTGAGTTTATTACACCGGCTTGTCACGACATCAATCAGGACATTGCAACGATGCTTGATATTTCAGAAAAGGCAGCTTTTGACATTTCGAGAGAACAGCTCCTTACAGACAGAGGAATTGATTTGCCGAAAGGTCAAAAACACAATGCACTCTACGATGCGGAAGTTATCAAGGCAATCCATGAGGACTTTTTCTCCGTGGGGGGGGGGGTAAAACAGGGAGGTAAGAATGGATAAGGGACAAATCTTAATGGATTACCGCTTGGCGAAGAACCATAAGAGACAGATACCCATTCTTGCGGACTTAAATGCGTGCGACACGCAAACGATAGTAGAAATTCTGGAAGAGGGCGGTTACAAGCGTATGTTCAATACGAATGGTGTGGATATTTCCGTGAAGAAAACAGAGATTGAGCAAAAGTATTCTTCCGGGGAATCCATAGCTGCCCTTGCAATGGCGTATCACATTTCAAAGAAACAGATTAAGGTACTTCTCGGAGTAGAAGAGACGGAGGAAAAGGGAACCATGTCTGAGCAGGAAATGATAAAGAAACTCGGAGAACTTACGAGCGAGGTTGAAAAACTGAAAACAAATAAGAAATCTTTGGAAGAAAGAAATGCGAAAGTAGAAAAAGAGAATGATAATCTGAGGAAACAGATTGAACAGCTTGAAAGTTTCAATGCAGAGCTGGATGCCACAGTCAAGGAACAGACTGAAATGCTGAATGGTGGAAAATTATATGAGGATTATCAGGAAGTTTGCATTAAGAACAGCAAGCTCAACGCAACGGTTGATGTTCTGGTAGAGAAAATCAGTATGTTAAAGGCGGTGGGCTGTCATGGATAATGGAATGGAACTCAGAGTGAAAGATTATTGTGCTTTCTGCCCTGATTTTGAAGCAGACGTTGATAAGGTTGATATTACTGTATTGGCTGATCGTACCCAAAGGGCATTAACCACAATCAGATGTGAACACGCCGAAAAGTGCGAAAGAATATACGGAAGAATACAGGAGGGCAGAACCAATGAAACAACGGTGGTACAAAGTAGTGTTTGAAACCATTGAGAGAAAACCAATCCGCAGAACTGTTACCGTATGCAGTACGGACAGTGTTCATGCGTCTGCTCTGGTATATCAGCAGTTTGGCAGAAAGAAAATCAAGGTAAAATCTGCAAAGAAAGTAAAGGAGAGCGAATGATGGATAATTTGAACTTGAAACCGCAGTCCCCGGATGAAGTAAAAACCATGATGTGGACTGGGGAAAATCAGCGTGAAATGTTCGATCTGCTTACTTGCGGTAAGAAAATTGATGATTATATGACTGCCAATGGAGAGAACTTTTTCATAGACCATAACGCCGTAAAAGGTGGGCTGGTACTCATTACCAACGTAGGAAATCAGTGCGGATGCGAAATACCGGTAAAGATAGGGGATTATGTGTGCGGTCGCAGATATGGAGATAAATGGTGCTTTTCCGTTGCGGACGGTGCGGCTTTTGAGAACAATACTTGCGGAACTCTCAAAAAGAGAGATGGGAAACGAAAACCGATAGACATATTCAAAGACCAGGAGCAGTTGGAAGAGTGCCTGAGAGAGTGGCAGCACAGGTTATTCCTTGATGGGTGGCTGATATTGGCACACGTTGAGGATAAAATTATGAATCCTAATGGAGAAGAGGTAATTGACGCTGCCGGATATAACACATTCATATTTGAATCCAGTCAGGCAAACATCCAGTTACTCAGCGATGAAACTTACAAAGAGAACAATACACTGTTCAAACACTGTATGGAAAAGGATCTTGTGCATGAACTTTTACATTGCAAGTATGACTGGATGGGATGCCAGGGTGGAACCTATGAGGGCGTGTATCTGGATGCAACCGAACACCAGAAGTTAGAGGAAATGGCAAAGAGCCTTATCATGGCAAAGTATGGTGTCGGCTATGATTACTTCATGTGAGGTGCAATATGACAACGGTGGTGGTCTATAAGACCGATACAAAAGAAGTTCTGGCAGCTATTCCGATGTACGGCGGAGATGCCATCTGCCGGAACGATGTGGAATTTCAGATTTACAACGGAACAGAGCCAATATTCACGGAAACTCCCGGAGGAATCGTATTGGCAGAAAACAAATTTATGATAAAGATGGAGGGCAACAACAATGAAAAATAAAGGAACATGGATTATTGTCGGCATTGTAGCCGCATTTGTATTACTGATAGCAGGAATTTTTGTAAGTACCAACAACAGAGCGGTTTCGTTGGAGGAACAGGTCTTTACGGCTGACTCTGATATTCAGGCACAGGAGAAACGCAGAACGGATCTTATCTACAATCTGGCAGATTGCGTCAAGGAGTACGATAAGCATGAGGCAGAGACTCTTCTTAATGTCGTAGAAGCAAGAGGAAACAATGACAGCACCACAGATATTGAGAATGTGACAACTTCCATAGCTGCGGTTGCCGAAGCATACCCAGAATTAAAATCCAACGAGAATTACAAGGAACTGATGAATGAACTTTCAACCACAGAGAATATGATCCTGCAGTACCGCACTGCCTACAATAACGAGGTAAGGGCGTATAAGAAATATGTGCGTAAATTCCCACATAAGCAGATCTTGGGAGTTATGGGATATGAGGTTATCAATTATGACTATCTGGAATACAGCGAAGAGGACAGACAGCCGGTAAGCAATCTGTTTGGAGAATAAGCCTATGAAGAAATGGAGTAAGATAATCTACTCCGGCAACGGTTGGGATATGACGGTGCGTGAACTGATGTTTAGCATCGTCATTATCCTTATCATGCTTATGGGTGGATTTTTCATTAGTGAAAAGATAGCTTCACACAATGACGAACAGAATCAGGAATACTATCAAGCCATGCAGATTGATGGAAATGCAGAACTGTTTCAGTACGGTATGCGAACTGATGTAGGAAATGCGTTTGTGAAAGGAAATCTGGTGGCAGTAGATCCTGTTACAGATCCGGGAATAGGTGGAGTACCAGCTGCCTACATAAAGGTTGAGGAACAACACTATAACCGTCACACGAGACAGGTGGCACATACACGGACGGTAAATGGGAAAACGCAGACTTATTACACTACGGAGGTATATTATTCGTGGGATTACTACGATAGTTGGGAAAGCCATAGTCAAACGGTGTCATTCCTTGGCGTGGAGTTTCCGTATGGAAAAATCCAGATGCCGGGGTCTTACCTGTATGACACAATTAAGCAATCGTCCCATGTGAGGTATTTGTACTATGTTATCAACACGGAATACAGCGGAGTTATCTATGCCAATCTCAAAGACAATACCATAGAGGACGGAACACCGTTCATTCAGGCAGATACGATAGATGAAGCGGTGGACTATATGGTTTCAAACGGAACTGCCGGGTTGGTAATTTTCTGGGTTGTATGGGTAATTTTGATTGGAGCAGCCGTGTTTGGATTCTGCTATTTTGATAATAAGTGGTTGGAGGATTAGAGATGTATATTGTAGACCAGGATCGTAGCAACGTAGTGAACATCGGCAACGTTAAAAGCATTGCACTCAACGGAAAAAGAATTACTGCCGATGATTACACACTTGCAGTTTACGGCACAGAACAGAGAGGGAAAGAAGTATTTGAACAGTTACTCGGAAACGCTTTTCCTCCTGATATGATAGTGGCTAAGAATTGCAACATATCTGAGGATGCCGTAAAGGACCTAGCAATGGATCATAGCATTATCATGGTTCGTGGCAACGGACAGGCGGATGTTACAGCGTATAGCTGCGGAGTTTATTATATGCCGGAGGAATAAAAGAATGTTAGATATTATTTTGGCAATCATTTGGATTGCAATATTGGTACTTTACATTGTTGTGGGTTGGAAAGATGCAAAGTCCAACAATGAAGTGAAGAAAGAAATTACACAGATGAATGAGCTGCTATTGGAACAGAACTCTCAGCTCAAAGAACAGAATAAGCATCTCAATATGGTTATTCTGAGCGTTTGCAGCAAGAGCGTGAGAGATCGTAAAAATGCGGAGGGAGGAAAAGATGCGCAGACAGAGACGGGCGGCAAACAGACCACATTGGAGAAAGAGACCGGAACGGAGAACGCGACCGCAGCCACAGATAGAAGAACCTCTGTTTCGAGTGAGGTATGATGAAAGACCGATAGAAAGATATGCCGAGTGCATGGAGATGGATATATTCAATGCAGGACGTGACGGTGCAACGGAATATGTTCACGGGGAATTGGCAAGCAGAATAGGGTTAAAACTTGCCGACAAGGGCTTTATCAAATTTGAAACAAACGAAAATCCGGCGCGCCGTGGCATTACAATCCGTGCGTCAGTGAATGTGGTAAAACCTTAAATATTACAGAGCCGTGTAGAGCCGTGAGAAAGGATGAATTTTCATGGCTCAACACGAACTATCGAATAAAGAGATTATCGTAAGGCTTCTGAAAAGCGATCTGAGTGACTATGACAATCTTCTGTCCTTACTCGGAATGGCAAATGAGGTTATCCGGGAAGATAAAGAACTTTCACGGAAATTAGCGAATAAGGTCAGATTCCTTGCCCTGAGACTATGTGCGACAGGAGATATTAAATATTACGATTTGTACAATAAGGCTCTTTTGTTCTTGGCACAGGAACATAAGGATTTTGACTCTTATCTGCTCTATGTGGAAAAGAACAGAGATCCCGAGGACAGATACTATCAGCCACGAAGAAATAAGATTTATTGGCTTGTACAGAAGATGCAGAGGCTCATTGATGATGAGTTGGATATTCTGTCAATATCAATGCCTCCTGGCACCGGCAAGACCACACTGGGAGAGTTTTTTATATCGTTTGTAATGGGGCATTACCCAAACACACCAAACCTTATGTCCTCCCATTCTGGATTTATGACGAGAATGTTCTATGATGCCGTTCTCAACATAATTACCAGTAATGAATATTGTTGGAGCGATGTGTTCCCGGACATTGTATTTGAGGGAAACAATGCGAAAGAAGAGACAATAAACCTTGGAAGATGGCAGCCGTTTAAGACACTGACCTGCAGACCAATCAGAGGTTCCCTTACCGGTGTTACCCGTTGCGAGGGATTTCTGTATGTGGACGATTTGGTTTCCGGTATCGAAGAGGCTTTGTCTATTGATCGTCTGGATAAGTTGTACGGAGAGTACACCACAGACCTTAAATCTCGTAAAAAGAAGAAAGCAAAAGAGATCCACATTGCGACCCGATGGAGTGTGCATGATGTTATTGGCCGGCTTGAAAGAATGTATGAGGGAAATCCGAGGGCAGAATTTATCGCCGTGCCGGACATTGATCCTCAGACCGGAAAAAGCAACTTTGATTACGATTACGATGTTGGATTTGATGAGAAATACTTCCACGATATGGAAATGTCGATGGATGATGTATCATACCGTTGCCTGTACAAGAGTGATCCGATTGAGAGAGAGGGTATTCTGTATCATCCAACAGAATTACAGAGATATATCGGAGGACTGCCGGACAGAGAACCGGATTCTATATTGGCAATCTGCGATACCAAGGACACCGGTACAGATTACAACTTCCTCGGAGTTTTCTATCAGTACGGAGACAGATACTATCTGGAAGATCTGGTATTCAAAAACATCGACCCTGGGACCTTGGACGAACTCAACTCAGATATGCTTGTTAAGCATCATGTACAGCAGGCACAGTTCGAGAGCAACAAAGAGGGTAGCAGAACCGCAAATGAGGTTGAGAGACTTGTTAAAGCCAAAGGCGGCAGATGCCATATTACGAAGAAATACACTACTCAGAACAAAGAGACCAAGATCATCGTCAATTCTTCATGGGTTAAGGAACACGTCATATTCAAGGATATTACAGAATATGAGCCTAAGAGTGATTACGGTGTGATGATGTCATTCCTTTGCAGTTATACACAGCTCGGAAAGAATAAACATGATGATGCGCCGGACACTCTGGCAATGTTCGCCCAGTTTGTAGATGCTCTTCTTGGCGGAGAGGGACAGGTAGTAAAGAGAAGTGACTTAGGAATATAGAAAGGGATAGCATGGGACAATATAGTTTCGCCACCAACTTGAAAAAAGAAAGAACGAATAGGGGAATTACACAACACGAACTTGCAACGGGCGTTCATGTGGCGCAGAATACCGTGAGCGATTGGGAACAATGCAAAAGTTATCCGTCAATCGACAAGATATACGATATAGCAAATTTTCTCAAAATCCCTGTAAGCAAGTTGATTTCTGATGTTCAGAAAAACGGCTGTAAAGCCGACTGCACACTGAAAAACAAATTTTTTTGAAAATTTTGTTTATTCCACTTGACAAAGAATGTTTAGTACGCTATACTACGACCATACCAAGTGACACGGACATAAGTTCAACGGACTAAACACACAAGGTATGGCATTAAAGTTTCTCCTAACCATTACGGCACAGTAACAGTGCCGTAATATGGGAAGTAAGCTAACTCGGTAGAAGCGATGGACTGAAAATCCATAGGAGTTGGTTCAACACCAACACTTCCCACTCAGGACTGCTGTTCCCCGACAGCAATCCTACATCGGAGGGTTCCCACTTATGATGATCCTCCGAAACCTCACATAGAATCTCCCCAGTGTGAGGTATGGACCATTAGCTCAGTTGGTTAGAGCGTCCGGCTCATAACCGGATGGTCTGGGGTTCAAGTCCCTGATGGTCCACGCATGGCGATCTGGCACTTCCTAGGTAAAGTGGAAGCCACACCGAGATAGACCAGACGAAGTAAGGTGGTTGAGTGCGCCGACGCAGACAGAAACGGTATGTCCAGCGCATGACCGTGACGGCTACCAGAGGTAGCAATACAAACGGAAAAGGAGAACAGAATGGGTAGCATTTTGACAATCATTGGGATCGTACTTTTCTTCGGAGGCATCATTGCTGGGTGTTCGTTGAAACAGTATGAAATCGAGGAAAAGGGAAATGAGAAAGCAAAATTCCCGAAAGGTTTTGTTGTTGTGGTACTTGTTGGTCTGATTGTATTCGGAGTAGGTAATTCACTCGTGATTATCCCGACCGGATATACCGGAGTCAAAAGCACATTCGGACAGATTGATGAGACAACAATACAGAACGGTGCAAACTGGAAGATCCCATTCATCCAGAAGATTGAGAAAGTCAACAACAAACAGCAGGACATTGTGTTTGACGGACAGATTTGGTCTGAAACATCAGAGAGAACGGCACTGTATTATGACGGCATCACAGTTACATACCAGATCAACCCAGAAATGTCCGCATGGATTTATGCCAACGTCAGCAATTATAAGGAGAACCTTGTAACACAGACACTTGTGGCTTCCGCAATCAAGACAAGCAGTAAGTCCTTGACCTCAACAGATGCAACGAACAGAGGAATTGTAGAACCTCTTTCCATGCAGAACATTCAGAAAGCCCTCGATGAAAAGTACGGAGAGGACGTTGTAATCATCAACAAGGTAGTAATTGCCAACACCGATTTTGAGGACAGTTACAACCAGGCAATCGCTGAAAAGCAGACCGCACAGTTGACTTATGAACAGCAGCAGATTGAAAATCAGAAAAAGATCGAAGCTGCTGAGGCGGATGCCAAGGTAAAAACCACTCAGGCGCAGGGCGAAGCTGACGCTGCCGTTATTAAAGCGCAGGGAGAGGCGGATGCAAATAAGCTGTTGAATGATTCACTGACGAATAAGATTTTGCAGCAGATGTATTTGGAGAAATGGGACGGCGCACTGCCGAAAGTGTCACTGTCGGACGGCACAGACACAATCGTAGACATTGGAGATCTTTCATCAACAACGGAGGTACAGAGCAATGAATAAAGCTGAATTAGTACAGGCTATGGCTGACGATGCCGGACTTTCCAAAAGTGACGCTGAAAAAGCACTCAACGCATTTATTGAGATCGTAGGCGGAGAACTTGGAAAGGGTGGAAAAGTGCAGTTGGTAGGTTTCGGAACATTTGAAGTAACTGAGCGTGCTGCCAGAGTTGGCAAGAACCCTCAGAACGGAAAAGAGATTTCCATTCCGGCTTGCAAAGCACCTAAGTTCAAAGCTGGTAAAGCACTGAAAGATGAAGTAAATCGCTAAATGATCGGAGCGAACTTGGCGTAGTGTGGTGGTTCGATTCCACCTGTGGGCGTAGCTCTTGCGATTAAGGTTCCCACCGCTTCTTTCCTAATGTTCTTGGCGATACAAAGAAAATTCCGGGCGAACGGCAACGATTGGTGGTGTTGCGGCGGACTGTAAATCCGTTCCCTCGTGGTAAACATTGGAGGTTCAATTCCTCTTTCGCCCATTTAGGTAGATTGCAGCCTATCCACAGAGAATTTACCGGACGCGAACGGCTTCCCTGCGGAGAATTGCAAGAACCTGGTTATGATTTTTTTTGTGGTTAAAGGGTACCTTGCTTCCAGTTAAAAAGTAAAAACCACACCTGTTCGATTAGTCAAGCGGTCAAGACACCACCTTTTCACGGTGGAGACGGGAGTTCGATTCTCCCATCGAACATTTCAACTGAGAATAACGCTGACTGTTTATAGTTGGTTTAGTGTTCCGGCTGAAAAGTATTGGCGAAAGCCGTGGTAAGCAATCATTAAATAGGGAGATTGCAATGCTCACTGAGAGGCTTATGTGAGTAGTCCGGGAAAGCCGACAGGACTTAAACTTGGAGAGCTTGCGTAAGTCACGCTAAAGACCATTGTTGCAACGATGCCTACGATAGCATAACTGGAAATGCCACGGACACCATGCCGGGGAAAGTGGGGTTCGACTCCCCACCGTAGGACGAGCGGATTTCTTAACTGATTTTCTTAGTCCGGCTTTAACAGGAAAGAAAATTGGCGGTGGCGAGGTTCCGGTGATCACTAAGTGACTTTTGGCATGAGTATTTTCAAGAGGAAAACCATGAGTAGAAAGGCAGATAGAGCCGTAACTACACAAAAAAATCTATCAAAACGCAGAGGAATGTAGTAGAGGCGGAGAACTGCGATAACAACGTACATCCGAGGTAAGGCGATAAAGAGTTGGACTCGTCAAAGGTTCTTTGAGTATGTAGTCGGTGGATTATGAGAACCATGTGGAGGGGCGCAAGGTCCGAGAACCACATTAAAAAATGAAATACCTTTGTTGGCAACTGTCTTACATGTTGCATCGGTTCGGTAGTGGCAACCATCCAAGCTGCCACCGGACTGCATTGGAGTATAGCTCAGATGGATAGAGCACAACACTACGGATGTTGGTTAGCGCAGGTTCGAGTCCTGTTACTCCAATAATGGCTTGTAGCTCAGTGGTAGAGCGTCTGACTGTTAATCAGAATGTCGTGGGTTCGATCCCCACCTTGCCAGTTGGAGACACTTGACTTACTCTTTCAAAGCACTCCACAAAAAGGTTACGAAAGGGCGTTTACGACCGGCGGGTAGAGGAACTCCGACTTGTACGTTACCAAGGGAAAACTACTCTGCCGTGTGTCCGGTTGGTCGAGGGTGCAGTCTTGAAAACTGTCTGGATGTAAAAGTCTCTGGGGTTCAAATCCCTAACACGGCGTATGGTGCATTGCCGTAATGGTAGCGGAGCGTCTTGCTAAGTCGTCCTGCAGAAATGCAGTACAGGTTCGATTCCTGTATGCACCGTTATGAAACCGTATTCCACCGGTGGAGGAGGTTTCAGAATTGGATAGTAGGCAGTAAAGGGTAACTGCAATATTAGTACGGTTGAGGAAAAGGTGCGTCCCGGTGTGGCAACAACGCAAAGTGCAGTGATTGGAATAAGTAGGAATGGCAGCCACCCACCTTTGATACGATAGGTTCAAAAATCCGTATGCACCAAACACATGAGGTAATCTGCGACTATCGTAATATTCCAGTGTAAGGTCCGATTCCTTACCTATCCAATCCCGGTCCGGAACGGGGCAATAAGCCGAAAGGCGTAGACAGAGAGGAAGAAAGGTATGATATTACAAACAATCAAAAAGGGTGTCAGAAATGATACCTTTGAGGAATCCCAGGTTATTCAGTGCTTCGATGTTATTATCGAAAAGGATATGCTTCAAATATCCAACGCTGAATCCTCAGATGAAGAATTGGAAATCAGACAGAAGAATTTCAACAAGGCAAAGGAACTTATCGGTGCTGCCGGATTGTGCAGAGATAACATTATTTGGTATCTTGGTGATCCGCCATTAGAGAAGAATGTTTCAATCACGGTGGTTACTTTAGATACAGTTACTTATGTGTATAGCCGCATTGGTATTCCTGATACTATGGTATTCATTCTGAATAATTCTGGAAAGACAATATCCAGAGTGTTATAAAAAGCCGTCCTGACTTCGGACGATAAACCAGTTGGGTTAGAGAGATTCCCCGAAAGACATTTCCTATCGACATTGCCATTGGTCTCGGCAGAACCGCCAATAGTGGGGCATTAAGCGGGTGTACGGAAGTGTTTAATCAAGTCCGCCGGTCACATACTGTCGTAGTTAGCACCGGTTAAGTGAGGAACGCAAGGAACGACATAGCAGAACTTACAAAGCAGCCTAGGGGCGAGGTTGCATTATGGCGGAGTGGAGCAGTGGTAGCTTGCCGGGTTCATGCCCCGGAGGTCGTTGGTTCAAATCCAACCTCCGCAACTCATACGGATTTCCGTATTGAAAACTAAATATGGAGAGGTGGCGGAACGGTAGACGCGGCAGTTATGTACAATACGTCATGTTCGTGGCGTTGACGGCAATATATTACAGCTTGGGGCCTGCTTCATTGATGGTTCAAATCCATCCCTCTCCATTCAAGGCGATGGCGCGAATGTCCTTACAAATCAAGAAGATGCGCCAATTACATGAGTGAGGTAGCTCAGTTGGTAGAGCACGAAAGAAAAATGGATCATGTTTGTGGTCCGAACAGCAATCTTTCATTCCATGCTAAGGACGTTGTCGGCGGTTCGAGTCCGTCCCTCACTCTATATGGCGATGTGGTGCAAAGGGAGCACAGCAGCTCTGTTAAGAAGAATGTCATGTTAGTGGCATAATCAGCAAACTCCTTTCAATAACAATCCCAAGCTGCGGATAGAGGTTCGATTCCTCTCATCGTCTCTGCCCCGATTGCCGGTTATGGTAAACCGGATGGAACATGGTTGACAGGAGTGTTCCTTACAGCAATCGAGCATACGGGTTCAAGTCCTGTCGGGGCAATTAAGTGACGCTTACAGCAATCTCTCAAAACAGAAAATTCCATTGACAATATTTTCCCGTTTGAAACAGCGTCATGTAAAAAGAAAGAGGTTGCCTATGAACCGAAAAGAAGATTATAGGGATATGGAAAAGTATCATAAGGCGTGTCAGAGACAGCATAGGCGATATTACAGCAAAACGTCATTTCTATATCCGTCTCATCCGTGGACTGCGGAGGAAGATGCACTGGTAATCAAGCATGAGATTACCGATTCGGAATTGTCTGAGAAAATTGGTCGTTCTGTCGGAGCGATACATAACAGGCGGTATGAACTTAAAAAGTTAGCCAGATAGGCATAAAACTTTACATGGGACACTTACAGCAACCCTTTTGGATATGACTGTTAATCATAAACCCCAATAGTGTCCTGACAATGAAACAGTAAACAATTTTATAGGGACTCCTACAGCAATCACAATGGTTAAAGCAAATGTCTAAAAAACAATGTGAAACGGTTCAATTCCGTAAATGAGAGTCCTGGAAAGGTAGGAAAACATGAGCTTTGCAGATGCAATGAGAGAAGAGGGTAGATTTACCCGGACTGAAAACGGTGCAGTGGCACTGAATACTTCTGGCGATGCCAGATTGGATCTGTTTGGTACAATCGGATCGCTGAGAGAGGCTGATGAGAACAGAATTACCACTCTGTTTGCGGAGGCATACGCACAGGACAAACTCTTTGCTACAAAGATTGCGTTCTATGCAAGAGACATTCGTGGCGGTCTTGGAGAGAGAATGACTTTCAGAACCATTATCCGTTATATGGCAGAGAAACACCCAGAAGCACTCAGACCGAACCTTGATTTGGTTGGCGTGTTCGGGAGATATGATGATCTGTATGAGCTTATCGGTACTCCATTGGAGGACGATATGTGGGCGGCAATGAAGAAACAGTTTGAGGAAGATTTACAGAACCTCAATGCCGGAAATGCAATTTCTTTACTTGCAAAATGGATTAAGACCGCAGATGCAAGCAGCTCCGCCACAAGAAAGCTCGGAATCCTTACGGCGCAGAAATTAGGCTATCCGGTCTACAATTTCAAGAGAATCGTCCGTAGTATGAGAAAACAGATCGGTGTCGTTGAAAGTCTTATGTCAGCCGGAAGATGGGATGAAATCAAATACCCGGAAGTTCCGAGCCGTGCAATGATGATTTACCGCAAGGCATTTATGAAACATGATGCTGAGAGATTTGGAGAGTTTATCAGCAAAGCAGAAAAGGGAGAGGTAAAGATCAATGCATCAACACTATTCCCTTACGATATTGTTGAGAAGATCCTTTACGGCAGAGAGAGCAACAAGGTACTTGAAGCCCAGTGGAAAGCCTTGCCGGATTATGTGGAGAAAGGAACAAACGCTTTAGTTATGGCGGATGTGTCCGGTTCCATGAGAGGCAGACCTATGGCAACATCAATCGGTCTTGCAATCTATTTTGCAGAGAGAAATGTGGGTGCATACCACAATCTGTTTATGACATTCTCTGACAGACCAGAGACGGTTATTCTGAGGGGAGAAACCCTTGAACAGAAGATTTGCAACGTGAGCAGAGCAAATTGGGATGGCAACACAGACCTTAAAGCTGCTTTTGAGAGGGTTCTTGAAATTGCGAAAAAGCATAATACTCCGCAGGAGGAAATGCCGAAAGCAATCGTTGTTATCTCTGATATGGAAATTGACTATTGCGGAAACCGTGAGTGGTCGTTCTATGACAAGATGGCAAATAAGTTCTGCAAGGCCGGTTATGTAATCCCGAACATCATCTTTTGGAATGTGAACAGCAGACACGATGTATTCCATGCAGACCATAACCGTAAGGGAGTGCAGCTTGCAAGCGGACAGTCAGTTACCGTGTTCAAACAGATTCTGCAGAACCTTGGTTACAATCCGGTTGAGGCAATGGAGAACACGATCAATTCTGAGAGATATGATTGTATCACAGTCGAATAGAGTAAATACTGACCGGGGCAAATAGCTCCGGTCAAATAAAATATAAAAGGAGATAACCACCAATGAAAACACCCTACAATGAAATTGTGAACATCGCAAGTATTGGTTCACAGACAAATCCGATTTCTCTTAATGAGATTTTGAGAAAGGCAAACGATGAGCAGCTTACACCGGCAGCACAGAACAAAGAGAGAGTATTGTTTCTCGGAATTGATGTGCAGCAGGACTTCATGGACAATGGAGCACTCGGAGTTCCAGGAGCGCATGGAGATGTGGAGAGAATGACACAGTTTATCTATAACAACATGGATAAAATTACAAACATTGCGGTATCTATTGATACCCACACACCACATCAGATTTTCCATCCGTGCTGGTGGATTGATGAAAATGGCAACAATCCGGCTCCTTACACGCCGATTACGCTGGCAGACCTTGATTCTGGAAAGTACAAAGCTGTTATCTACCCTCGCCAGAGCCGTGACTATGTAGAACATCTGGAAAAAGACGGAAAGAAAACCTTATGCGTATGGTCTTACCACTGTTTACAGGGTACGTCTGGTGCAGCATTTGAAAATCAGTTTGCTAACATGATTTATTTTCACTCTGTTGCAAAGAAAGCCGTTACGCAGCGTCTTGTAAAAGGACAGGATCCACTCAGCGAAATGTACGGAATTATCAAACCTGAGTATGATACAAAGAACTACATCAATATCGACTTCCTGAACAAACTGGAAAATTACGACAAGATCATTATTGCAGGAGAGGCAAAGAGCCATTGCGTATTGGAAAGCATTAAACAGATTCTCGAACATTACGCTAATCGCCCAGAGATCACTCAGAAAATCTATATCCTGGAAGATTGTATGTCCTCCATTCCTGGGTTTGAGGATGTTACTGAGCAGACCTTTGATGATTTTAAGAAAACGTACCATGTAAACATCGTGAAAAGCACAGATGATATTTTGTAGGAGGTAGCCGGTATGAATGAAACAGAACAGGTAATTGACGGATTAGATGAGGTTGAGATCGCAAATACATCCATTGATGAAATCGACAGTGAGAACATCAATTTAATTTTTGTCGGAATCGACAAGTCTGGTTCTATGGGAATGTATGAAAGAGATATGGTAAAAGCTCTTTCGGATTTCAAAGATGCACTTATCAATTCCAAGGAATGTGATGAGATTCTGGTTGCAAGAGCAGACTTCTCCGACAGTGCAACCGTAGGAGGCTATAAGCGCATTACAGAGTTTGACACTTCGTATAGCACCGATGGATGCACAGCTATGTACGATACGATCATTGATGGAACTGAGAAGTTGAAAGAATACAGAGACTTCCTCAAAAATGAGGGAATGAGAGTAAAGGCCGTGTTTGCAATTTTTGGAGATGGGATGGATAACTCTTCTCAGCCGGGAGGGTTTGCAAAGGCAAAGAAAGCGGTAGAGTATCTGAACGTGGAAGAAATCGTTACTGCGTTTATCAGTTTCGGAGGACAGGCAACACAGGAGGCGAAAGACCTTGGATTCAAGAATATCCTCGATGTAAGCAGTTCTGCATCAGAACTCAGAAGAGCTTTCAACTGCTTATCAAAATCAGTGATTGAAAACTCCAAGAGTGCCGTATCGAAACAGGATGATTTTTTTGACGTATAAAAAATGAGAGTAGAACGGCGATCCTAAAAGGGGTTGCCGTTCTTTTTTGTGGGAGGAAATACAATGGTTATAAATAAAATCGGTCAGCAACATATCGACTACGGTACGAATTGCCAGGACTACGGAATTGAATTTGATGGGATGAAAGTTGTTTGCGATGGCTGTTCGGAGGGGAAACATTCGGAAGTTGGAGCAAAAGCGTTTTGCCATCTTTTGAAAAATGACAGCAGAATTATACATGAATGTAGTGTATATACTGCCGCAGCCGCTTTTGGAGAGATACTTGGTCTATTCGGGCAGACTTCCGGCTCAATCAGAGATTTCCTTTGTTTTACGATCCTTATGGTTACTGAAAATGAGACACATTTCATGGTAGATTACTGCGGAGATGGTTTTATCGTGAAAGAACGTCTGGACGGAACGATTGAGTTTGAAGAACTATCTGACGGAGAATACCCGAAATACTTTGCCTACAATTATGTGAATAAAGATATGCTTAAACAGTATAAAGATGGTGTCAATTTTTCCACAAAGGCTTTTCCGAAAGATGAATACAGGAATATTGGTGTAGCATCTGATGGAATACGATTCGCCATGAAAGATGAACAATTTAAGAAAGAATTTACGGAAGTCCTGCAGAGCGGCAAGGAAGTAAGAGTAAAGAGGTTTATAAACAAACATCAGAAAGTATTCCAGGACGATACAACAATCGTATTGTAGGAGGGCATTATGAAAATGGCACTAACGAGGATAGGAAAAGAAAAGATAAGACAGCTTACTCCCATAACGGAGGGAGGCGAGGGATATATCTATGAGTTTGGCAACGATATTCTGAAAATTTACAAACCCTGTGTTGATATTGCAGCCAAGGAAAAGAAAGTTGCCATGCTCATTGACAAACCGCTGCCAAAGGAGGCTATTAAACCGATTACGGCAGTGTATGACAATAACAATAAGTTTATTGGTTACATTATGCCAAAAGCCGTAGGAGAGGAAGTAAGAGTTCTCACAAGTAAAAAATATCTGAAAGCGAATGGGATAACCACGAAAGATATTTTGGAAATACTCGTAAAGATACAGGACACCGTGAGAGATATACATTCCGCCGGAGTGTGTATTGGGGATCTGAACGATCAGAACATCCTCTTTGACAAAACTGGAAATGTGTACTTTATAGATTGCGATAGTTGGAGCGTGGAAGATGAAAAATGCGAAGTTTGCATGGACTTATTCAAAGATCCATTGATGAAAGGAAATGATTTTTCCGAGGAAACAGACACATACGCAGAGGCAATTTTGATTTGGAAAACCCTTACAAGGATTCATCCGCATGGTGGGACTATGACACCAGATATGGATATTGTAGAACGTATGAAACGAGGAATATGCGTAATAGACAATCCAAAAGTAAAAATACCAAGAACGATTAAACCGTGGAAAAACTTATCTCCTTATCTGGTTGATTCTCTGAAAAAGATTTTTGAGAATAAGAGCCGATCTATGGGGGATGAATTAAAACACATGGCAAAGCACCTTAAATTCTGCGATGTACACCAGGAGTTTTATTATGGCAAATATTCCCGCTGCCCTCTATGCGATAATAATGCAAATGTTCTTACTAAGCCGGTATCACAAGGGGTAACAGGAGGACTTACACTTATCACGATGCTCAAAGGAAACGATGTAAAAATTGTTCTAAATGAGCAGTGCTATATCAATAATGCTGGAGAAGTAGTGGAAGTTAAGAATGGGAATAAATTCGCATACGAAAGCGGAATTAAATATCATTTTGCAGAGGTTGGAACAGAGAATATTGCAATAAAAGCGGATGATAGAGCGTTCTGGTTTACCACGGATAGAGAATATGTGTTTGATAAGAAATACAAGAGTCCGATTTATGCAGCAGGAGATTCAGTATACTTCATAAGTCCCGCCAATACATTAACCTCAATTCAGATCACGAAATCAGGCAACGGAATACGGACGATTACAAAATGTGGGTATGAGAGTTACTTTGCGGTATCTGAGGGACATTCGTGCGTTGTAAGTAGATTTGCAGAAAACCTCATTGTGAGTCTGGATGGGAAAAATATTGAGATACCATATACCGATACCGTGAATAATTATGGAATACACAGAGATAAAATAACCGGAGGATGGCTTATAGTGTTGGAGAACGGAGCCGGACAGTTCTTTACCTTTGTGTGCAATGAACATGGAGTAGCGTATAGCGAGGATCGCATTAAATATCAATGTGGGCTTGGCAATGTATGTTTTTATAACTCCAATATTTCAATACCGATTGATGGGAATATCAGAATATATTCGTACCAGAAACAGGCATTTAAGGATTTTGAGTGCGAAGCCGTATCGCCAGATAGCTGTTTAATCAAAGATTCCACAGCATTTACGATCATCAATGATGAAAATATTTATAGACTTGGAAGAACTGTACGATGAAAGGAGAAAATGGTATGACAGAAGCACAGAAAAAAGCAGTTGAGGTACAGAAAGAGATTGAAGAGTCTTGCATCCGGCATGAACTCAATCTTACTATCTTTGAAAATGGAATTGGATTTGTCGATCCTAAAGAGAATAAGATTGTCATGGTGTGGAGACCTCAGTATAAACCCGAAACGCCATCATTACGTCCTATGGAGGAAAACACACAGACAGATTTCAAACCGGCCACGCAGAAACCGTCTGGTGGGAATATGGCGGCATTTATCTATGGCAACCAAAAGGGCGGCGGCAGATTTGTAGGAAACCGTAAAAAGCATACTATCAGAGGGATGAAAAAGAAATGACAGAAGAGGAAAAAATCAATAAATGGATAAGCGAACACGATGGGGATGATTACTGCCATTACTGCACACTTTCAGAAGATTGCAGCCACGGTATGGTATGCTACGGCGGAGAACCAATAGAACCTGCGTGTTGTGCCTACGACATTGCAGAATTGCTTGATACAGAGCGGATTTTGGAGGATATGGATAATGGGAAAGAATAATAAGCTGATAAACTCTCTGAATGAAATTGCCAGAAGAAACCGCTCCCAGAATGTTGCTACCGCAGCAGATCAGATGGTTCCACAGATATATGCGGCTATCGCCATTGCGTTGCACCGCACATACGGTTTTGGGTATAAGCGTATCAATGATATATTCGTGGAGTCTCAGCACATTTGGGAGGACTACGCCGGAGACGGAGCTGGCATGGTTAAAAAATGTGAGGAAGAAACCGGAGTGACTGTATGTAGCCCAGAAGAGGCACAGAGATTGATGGAGATGCAGAATGGGATGTAGTGAAAATTGCGGATCATGCACATGGCATGAGAATTTCAATGGGACAACGGATTGGATATGCGCCAATGAGGAAAGTGATTGTTACGGAGCGGTTACATCCTGGGATGATTGTTGCATAGACTACGAACCAAAACACGCAGAATAACGAACTCAATTACATCATTTAACTTTCAATTATATCATTTGAAAAGGAATGACTACGTTGAATATCGGCTACACCGATATTTTAATGCGTTATCATTCCTTTTTTGTTAAAATGATGGTGTCTTGGTATAGACGTTGGTGGATTATCCCTTTCTTGATATGGAGTAGTGAACGCTACTCCATATTGGTAAGCCCGGATAGCTCAACTGGCAGAGCATTTGATTTGTAATCAAAAGGTTGTGGGTTCGATTCCCACTCTCGGCTCTTGCCTCTTTCGAGAGGCCATGGGTTCCTCCATTATTGTAGGATAGGGCGGTGGCGAGCCGCCCAGTAATGTGTGGTGGCGCAGTTCGGTAGCGCATCTGACTTTTAATCAGACGGTCGTGGGTTCAAATCCCATCCACGCAACTATCCACATACAGAAAGGAGCAGCTATATTGGAAACGGAAAACGTATACTGCCCTGTATGTAAGGCGCGGGCAAACCGTGAAAAACTTCTTTTCAAGAAAGCACCCGGAGCATCCGGCACGATTTTTATAAACTGCCGTGGATGTAAGGAAGTAATAAAAATAGAATTAAGCAAAGAGCCTTTGAGCCGGTTAAGTCATAAGTAGACTTGATCGGTTCTTTTGTTTTATTCGGAAAGGGGAAACTTCATGTACGCAAGCAACCGTCCAACTCTCGGTAGACGAATGTTAATGACTGATGAGAGGGAAATTACGAAAGACAATATCATATCGGTTGTATCTAAGGCGTTTATGGAACACCAGGAGAATGTGGCACAGGAAGTTTTTCTTTTTGAGTACGAGAAAGGCAATCAGCCAATTCTTAACCGTGAAAAGAAAATCAGACCGGATCTCAATGCCACAGTCGTAGAAAACAATGCTTCAAAGATTGTGGACGTGCATCTGGGATATTGTTTTTCCAACCCGATCACTTTCGTACAGAGAGCAAAGATAGAACCGACAAAGAAACAGAAGAAAGCCTTATTCGGATTTTTGAGAAAAAAGGATGAGGACGATGGAGAGAATATTGACGATTTGAAGATCGCCATGCTCAATAAAATGATGCAGGAGCAGAGCAAAGCGGCAAAAGATATTGCCCTTGGAAGAAACCTATTTATCTGTGGTGTCGGTTATCAAATGATGCTGCCGAACAGAAATCCAAGCCGCTATTCCCCATTTGAGCTTTTGGTTCCGAGTCCTCTGACAACATTCGTGGTGTATTCCAACGATGCGTACAGAGAGCCAGTTCTCGGATGCACTTACTCAATACATGACGATGGAACTATTACCCTTACGGCATACTCAGATAGATTCTGTTACACCATTGAGCATGAGCTTAATACAACAGATTATCATTTGAAAGAAAATATCACTCCGAACCCACTGAGAAGAATACCGGTCGTAGAGTTTGCACTGAACGACCGCATGGGTATCTTTGAAAAGGTTATTCCCCTCATGGATGCCATGAACCTTGTGGATTCAGACCGTATCAATGATATATTGCAGCACGTTCAGTCCTTACTCTGGATGCACAACTGCCAAGTAAATGAAGAGGGTAAGAAGAATCTCGTTGACGGCGATGGTGTCATTATGACAAAGAGCACTGGAGACGGCAAGGAAGCAAAGATTACCTACCTCAATCAGACATTGAATGAGAGTGAGGTACAGAAACTTGTGGATCATCTCAATTCCCAGTTGGAGCAGATTACTTCTACTCCGTCATGGCAGGAAGCAAGCGGCTCTACCACAGGAGCAATGCAGCTATCCAATGGATGGCAGTGTTTGGAGATTTCCGCAAAGACCGTTGAGCAGTTATTCACGGAACCGGAAATGCAGATTATTGATTTGGCAATAGAGATAATCAAGGCAGATCAGAGACCGTATGACGGCCTGAAAGATATAGAGACGGCAGACGTTGAAATACGTTTCTGCAGAACCAAGACATACGATCTGGTATCAAAAACAAACTCCCTTGTGGCATTATTAAATGCCGGAGTAGACGGTCTCACTTCATTCAATACTGTTGGACTGTTTACAGATCCTCAGCAGGCATGGGTTGACAGTAAGACCATTATCGAGGGCATCCAGAAAAAACTTGCATCCAAGGAAGAGAAAACGCAGCAGCCGAACCCTAACGCCTATAAGGATGATGAGGGGAACGGCGGGGAGAACAACGAGGAAAAGGATAAGACAGAGGAATCAAAGCAGCCGAGCAAAACGGCAATGGTAGAAGAATAGGCGGTGTGAGATATGTATGATCCGGTACAATACTTTGATGAAATGAATATCCTCAAAGATGATAAGCTCCGCCGGATAAAAACCGCCAAGGAATTTATCAATGCCCTTGTTGATTTCTTCGCAGCACAGTTTATGAATCTTCTCTCCGGGATATTCCTTTACGAGAAGTCGAGTTCTGATTATGAAAATGAGCTTATGGATCTTTATTTTGCCATGGCTTCTGAATATCAGTACGAGACAGAGGTAAGAGAAAAGGCATACAGATTTGCAAAGTACATCCAGGAGGCAACCGAAAGAGCGGTAGCAAACGCCAACGGAAACGATGATTATAAAATATCTCGCATGACTGGTGGCATTATGAAAGAAGAGGATGTTCCAAAGAGTGTCAAGCGGATGTTCTCGGAAGTCAGAGCGACCGAGATTGCCTTAAATGAAACCAACTGGATATATAACTGGATCAATCATCAGAACCTTACCGAGAAACAGGACACACACACATGGGTAAGTATGAGAGATGAACGTGTCCGGGTAAGCCATTGGGAGGCTGACGGACAGACGGTTCCGATAAATGAGCCTTTTACCATCAATGGGTACAAAATGATGTTCCCACTTGATGATAGTATGGGCGCACCGATAGATGAAATAATCAACTGCCGGTGCGTGGAATTATAAATCAGGAGGTAGAACAAATGGCAACAGCAAGTAAAAAGGCAGCAGTAGGCAAGAAGAAAATGGACGATAAGAAGAAAGTAGCAGCATCCAAAAAGGAGACGGCGAAGAAATCTTCTGATAAGAAAGCGGCAGCTAAGAAGTCCACCGCAAAGAAAACTGCCACCAAGAAAACCACTGCCAAAAAGGCAGCAAAGAAAAACTAACTTCATACAGTTAGAGCCAGTGAGCCGGATGTGATGATAAATCGTGTCCGGCTCATTTTTCGGTTATTCAGGGAGAAATCCCTATCACATAACGGGTTAGAGAAAATCCTTACCAAACGCATACAACTATTGTCTTGCAGAGACGCAAGTAAAAAAACGCAGAAATTTATACGGAGAGAACCGTTCAAACGCAGGAGGTCAATTATGGCAGATGTAAACAGTACAGCAACTCAGAACCAGACACAGCAGCAGTCTCAGACAGAACCGCAGAAACAGTCTACTACTCCGGTTTCCGGCACACAACAGCAGTCTCAGACAACCAAGCCAGAGGATAACAACAACGGAAATGAACTTACAGTTGAAAGCCTTATGGCGCAGCTTGCGCAGGAAAAGGCCAATAATGCCAAGTTAAAGTCTGACAATGACAAGTTATGCACATCCGAGGGCAATCTGAGAAAACAGCTCAGAGCTAAGCAGACAGCCGAGGAACAGGAAGCGGAAGCAAAGGCAGAGCAGGCGGCACAGAGAGATGCCTATGTTAAGGAACTGGAAAAGTTTAAGTCGGTAACAGAATCATCGGAGCGTTACTTAGGAATGGGTATGCCTACCGAAATGGCAAAGGCAACGGCAACGGCAGAGTATGAGGGAAATATGGATGTCGTTACTGGGAACATCTCTAAGTTCATGGCAGAGAGGGATAAGCAGAAAGAATCTGAAATCCGTGCACAGTATTTAGCTCAGATGCCTACACCGCAGTCTGGAAACGTAGGTCAGGTTGACTATTCAGCACAGATCAAGCAGGCAATGGACGCAGGCGATACACAGGCCGCCGTTCTTGCAATATTAAATCAAAATGCCGCTAACAATCAGCAGGCATAACTTTTAAGGAGGTAATGAATTATGGCACAGGGCACAGCAACATCATTCGCTGTTCCTAATTTTAGCGGAATGTTATTCGCTAAAGGGCAGCAGGCAACACCGTTCTCTACTATGATTGGCGCAAGACCTCTTGTAACCAATCATGTAGAGTTTACTTGCGGTCAGGAGTACAACACAGAAACAGGCGAACAGCCTAGTATTTCTGAGACGGCATCCCTTACCGCTCCAAAGCCGGAAATTGTAACCAGAAGTCAGCTTACCAACGTAACTCAGATTTTCCAGAAGTCCGTAGCGATTTCTTATGGAAAACAGAGCAACATGGGTACACTGCAGGGTATCAACGTAGCAGGTCAGCAGGCAAATCCTATGGATGAACTTGCGTTCCAGGTATCTCGTAGAATGGCAAAGATCGCACAGGATATTGAGTACACTTTCATCAATGGTACTTACGCGAAAGCTACTACTGATGCGGAGGCAAACCAGACCCGAGGACTTCTGACTGCGATTACAACTAACATACTCGATCTTGCAAAGAAACCTCTTACCTACTGGCTTGTAGCAGAGGGATTAAAGTCCATTCACGATCAGGGAGCAAAGACAGACAATATCGTTCTCGGTGTAGATGCAACCACTATGTTACAGCTCAACCTTGATGCACAGCAGAACAACCTGACTATCGTTCCTCTCGGAAGAGAAGTCAACGGTATCAAGTTACAGACTGTAGTAACCCCTCTTGGAGAGGTAGCAGTCGCATTGTTCGATACTATGCCTGCCGGTACTGCAGTTCTGTTTGATCCGTCCATCATGGCTCCTGTTCATCAGATGGTTCCTGGTAAGGGCAATTTCTTCTTAGAGCAGCTTGCAAAGACAGGTGCAGGAGAAACTTATCAGATCTTCGGTCAGATCGGTCTGGATCACGGCCCTGAGTGGATGAGTGCGAAGTTCACTAATATTTCCACAGATCTTCCTAGCAAGATCACGGCAAGCGGTACAACAGGTACAGCGGGGGAATAACAGGTCATACCCTTAACGGTAGTTCCGAGGTAGTTGATTCTTCTGTTTCCACATCAACGGATGCGGTTTCAGAAGAGACGGCTACTGACAAGAAATACACAGAGGAAGAACTTAACGCTCTGACAGTAGCACAGATTAAGGCTATCGCAGCGGAACGTGGGTATGACATGAAAGAAACCGTAAAAGCAAAGCTGATCGCAGAGTTTTTAACTCAGCAAGGGTAAGAAAGTGAGGACGGATTATGGACGCTAAATTGTTGAAAGTCATTTTAGATGATGAAACTCTCACTGACGAACAGATTGCCGTCCTCCTTGTGAAAGCTCAGAAACAGGCTGCAAATCAACACTTTTGGGCGGATGATGATATTCCGACAGAGGCAGAGTTGGAGAGATTTTATAACCGGTACGAGTTTGAAATCTATGATTTGGCGAAAGCCATAAACTCTGACGATGCGAGGGGTGGACTTGTATCTCACACTGAACTTGGAGTTACCAGGAACTGGGGACAGACAGGTAAGAAAGATATTGAGTTGGCCTTGGCGAAGATCCCACCCAAAACCTATGTCGGTCTGTTAAGGAGGGATGGCAATGCCGAAGCTGAGACTTAAAGACCTCAGATTGAACCAAGTCCCTTTTTATTACCAGACCTATGACGGAACGGTGGATGAAGTGGACGAGGATGGCAACCTTACCGGGGAGAGCATACCGAAGTATTCAAATCCGGTTCGTGTGCTTGCGAGAGTAAGCCCAAACTCAGGAAATGCAGAGGACTCCCCGTTTGGTAAAGATATTGTCTATGACAAGACCATATCAACCGTACAGAAATTGCCGATTGATGAATACTCAAAACTCTTCATAGATGTGGTTCCTGCTCTCAACGAGGACGGTTCCACAGACACAGAACCAGATTATATATGTGTCTGCCCGAAACATGATTTGCAACAGAATCTATGGGCGATACGGAAGATTAAGGGGAATATCCATGCAGGACAAAATAACAATCAATCCCTTTGACCCGGACAGCATAGATGAGGCTATTAAGAAACTGGAAAAGCGGAAAGAGCGTATACACAAATGCGCAGAGAAACTTATACAGAGACTTACAGACCTCGGAGTTGAAAAGGCACAGGAGTTAGTTCCGGTTGATACCGGTACGGCAAGAGCTTCCATTATCGGTTATCTGGATGAGGCAGAGGGAGTTGGAATCATAAGTGCCGGAGGGTATTGCAAGTACATTGAGTTCGGTACTGGAGTTAAGGGCAGGGATAGTTCCCACCCAAGCGAAGAGTACAAGGCAATTATGAACTGGGCGTATAATTCCGGGGCAACAATCTTTACCACGAAAGACGGCAGAGAGGGTTGGTATTATCCGGCTGATGATGGCACATGGCGATTTACAGAGGGTATGCCGTCAAGACCGTTTATGTACGAGACGGCACAATATCTGAGGAAAGAAGCACAAAAAATAGCAAGCGAGGTATTCAAGGATGGTTAAGGACAATGTGAATTTGTATTTTACCAACCTCCTGAAAGACTTGCAGAACAAATATAGCGGTTTGAAAGGAGGACAGGTGTTCAAAGCAACACCGCCGTCTTTCCCTTATATGTATTTCAAGCAGATAGGAGGGAGCGGTGCGTTACCTACACTTTCAAATACTGAGGATGGCATCAATCTTGGATTAGAAATTAAATTCTACTCCAATAAGACCGCCTCAGAGGCGCGGAAGATTGCAAACTCCGCAAGAGAATACATGGTAGGAATCGGATTTCATTGCGACTATTTTTCCCCGGTGGAGAATGTGAGCGATACTTCCATATCACAATTCCTTGCACGGTTCTCAAAATTAGAAACATGATTAACTCCATCGGATAGGGTCGCTCCTGAAAAGCACTTGCCTGGTGCCTGCCGATGGTTTTAATAAATCAAGGCTTTACCTCTTAGGCAAAGGAAAACACAAGGAGGTAGAACGAAGATGGCAAAATGTACAAATGTGACATATCTCATGCACGAGAAAGCAGATGCTCCCGGAACATTTGAGAAGTTGATCGACATTACTGAGTACCCGGATCTCGGTGGAGAAAAGGAAAAACTCGATGTTACAACACTTTCCGATACGAAGAAAAGAACCATTAACGGTATCGAGGACACAGGGGATCTTGCTTTCAAAGCATGGTATGAGAAAGCTGATTACAAGAAACTCTTGGATCTGCAGGAAGCAGGAAAAGTTGATAAATACCAGTTATGGTTTGGAGAAGAGGGTGTTGACGGCAAATGGGAGTGGGCCGGTGTTATGGCAGTATATCCGACAAGCGGATCTTCCAACAATGCGAGAGAAATGTCATTCTCCATTACTGATGAGGGCGAAGAGGCTCTTCATTATGTAACAGCGTGAAAAAGTGAAGCAGCGGCAGGGGAATAGTCCTCTGCCGTACAAATAGGACAGATTAACGAAAGGACGGTTAATAAGTATGATTTTACAGACAGCGAATGGACCTAAAGAGATTAAAGTAGCAGATCTCGATTTTACAAACCTTATGTGTGATCTGGAAGATCACGATGTAGATGTAATGGGACTTCTGGATGATGATACCAGAGAGAACATGAAGATTTTTAAGACAATCAGAGCGATCATCGCAGTCCTTACCGGCACAAAGGATCTTACAAAAGCCGGAAAGATACTGAGCGAACATTTGAAGTACGGTGGCTTCATGGATGAAGTCATGGAAGCCTTTACGGAGGCAATGAAAACCGCGGGTTTTGGCGAGGAAGCCGAGGAACCTCCGAAGAGCGGAGGAAAGAAAACCAAGGCGGCAACAGAGTAGAGGAAATAGATCTCAGTAAATACAAAACATTTACAGAGATTATCAATAAAGTTTGGCTTCCCAACGCTCTCCTTTATGGAGTTTCCTATGAGACCTTTTGGACATTGAACCCTACGAAATTAGAACCATTCCAAAAGAAGAGAGAAATGGAAGCGAAAGAACAGGCCACAGCCTTAGATACGTTGGCGTGGTCCGTTGGTTCGTATGTCGTAGATGCCATGGCAATCTTCCTTGGCAGAAATGCTCCGGCATACCCAAGCCAACCAAGAAGCATGAACAGCACAGAGGACGCACCGCCGGGAGCAAAAATGACGGATGCAGACAGATTCGCTGCCTTTGCCGCAGAACATAATAAGCGATTGAGACAGCGAAGAGAAAAGTAGCTGATTACATGGGGATAGGTTGACGAACCGAAACAGCGCAAGTCCGGCGCAGTTCCCCATGTTTTCTTATTTTACGGACAAACAATACCACCCACGGACAGGGTTTTACGAAGTGAGGTGGCAAAATGCCTGATAACAGAGTAGATAGCATTTTATTGGAAATAGAAGCCACCACTGATAAGGCAGACGGTGGTATTGATAAAGTAACAAAAGCTCTTGCCTCAATGAAGAAAATCACTGAGGGATTAGATACAGAAAAGTTAAAACAGATTCTTGATGTAATGCGTGGTTTCTCCGGCGTTGGAGATGATCTTAAAAATGCCGGAAGTGGTATGAGAAGCATTGCATCATCCATTAAGTCTCTGTCAGGAGTTGATACGGCGAAATTAAAAGAGGTTGCGGCTACTGTAAAGGAAGTCAGCACAGCACTTGGAAACCTCGGATCGAATAATCGCGTCAGCATCAGAATTGATTCTGAGGGGGCACAGAGACGTGTACAGCCTTTGGAGAACGGTCAGCAAGCAACGGCAGCCACAGAAAGCGTTGCGACTGCATCAGAAGAGGCACAGGCAGCAATGAACGGTGCCGCATCAGCGGCAAGTCAGTTGGCACAAGAGGAAAGCAACCTCGGAACTGCCGGACAAAGTGCAGCAGCCGGACAGACAAACTTAAACGAAAGTCTCAATCAGGCAAACACAAATCCGGCTAATAGACGTATTCAGGAACTCATAGACCAGATCAATAAGTACAAAGCCACTGTCAGCGGTATGGAGAGTGGAAAGATACGGTTTGATACCGGTCAGTATGAGGAAGCTGTGAATGGTCTCAGACAGGCACAGGAACAGTTTAAGCAGTTCAAGGAAACGGTTTCACAGTCTCCTAAGAATATGGAGGATGTGGCAAAGTCCATTAAGTCCATAGGGGATGCAGCACAGAAATGTGGACTTGGAACCTTTTCTTCTATATTAAGTGGAATCGCATCAATTCTTCCGGCCATTGAAACCGGGGGCATGGCGGCAAATGCCGGATTCCAGTCTATGGCGGTAGGTCTTGAAGCCGTTCAGGCGGCGATACCGATTATTGGTATTATCCTGACAATCCTTACTGCAATCATCAATGCGGTAAGGCAAGTGGCAAATGCTGTAAAGAACGAGACACAAAAAATCATTTCCGCCGTGAAAACGGTAGTGAACAAAATCCGTTCTGGGATTGCTGCAATTATAAACAAATTCAAGGAACTCAAAAAGAGAGTGAGAGAAAGCCTTGGATTTTCAGAAAAACAATCTGGTGCATTTGCAAAGAAACTCGGCTCAATCATCCGACTTGGAACGTTCATGTTATTACGTTCAATGTTTACACACCTATTTGAACTCGTAAAAACAGGATTCGATAACCTTGTTATTTATTCAAAAAGAGCCGGAACAGAGTTTCACAAAAACGTAAATCTGCTCTACAACGATTTGCGACAGCTTGGAGCATCACTGACAACTGCATTTGAGCCAATACTGAATGTAGTTACTCCGATTCTGGATTATCTGATTCAGAAGCTCGTTGCAGCAACAAACGCATTGGCACAGTTCTTCTCAGCACTCACCGGTAAGAAGTTCTATACCAAGGCAATAAAACAGAATAAAGATTATACAGATTCCTTAAATGGTGCTGCAAAGGCGGCAAAGAACCTTACCACCGGCATAGATGAGCTTAACATCCTAAGTGATGATAAAAGCGGCAGTGGAAGCAACAGCGGAGCCGATGGAAGCGGTTATGAAACAGACGAGATTGCGGATAAGTACAAAAATCTTGCACAGATGATTAAGGATGCTTGGGATGAAGCTGATTTCTACGATGTAGGAAGAATGTTCGGGGAGAAACTGAAAGAAGCCCTCGATAACATTCCGTGGGACGGCATCAAAGCATCTCTGAGAAAGATTGCGAAGTGCATTGCGACATTCCTGAATGGTTTCCTTGAAACTCCTGGATTGTTCACATCAATAGGTGTGACAATAGCGCAAGCTATTAACTCTGCATTTGAGTTCGTTGATTCATTTGTAGAAAACTTCCATTGGAGCAGTCTCGGAACGGCAATAGCAGATCTTATCATTGGTGCATTAGATACTCTTGACTGGACTCTGATAAATAAAACCGCAAAGGGACTTGCACAGGGTATCGTAGATGCAATCAATGCTGCCCTGCAGACAGAAGATCTCTGGAAGAAAATTGGAACAGCAATTTCCAATGCAATAAACTCAGCGATTCTATTTGCAAAGACATTCGTTACCGGATTGGATTGGGCTTCACTCGGAACCGCAATCGGCAATCTGCTTGGCAATGCAATAGCCGGAATTGATTATGTTGGCATTGGAGAAATATTCGCTGGTTTTGTAAATGGTGTATTTACTGCCGTACTGAATTTCTCAAAGACTTTCCCATGGAAAGATATTGCTACGAACTTTGCAAACGGTGTCAACACAGCACTGAAAAAACTCGATTGGAATACCATCAAAGATGGTTTCGATACTTTCTGTGAGGGACTTGGAACAAATATAAATACCGCAATTACGGAGATCGACTGGAATCTCGTAGGCACAACGCTTGGCAATAGCATCAAGACACTTTTCAGCGGTCTTGGAAAATTCCTTGCAAAGATAGATTTCAAGAAAATCGGAAGTGACTTTGCGAGTGCGATAAACAAGGCAGTTAAGACTATCGACTGGAAAGAAGCCGGAGGCACAATCAATTCCCTTATATCTGGTGTATGCACACTGATTAACACTTTGATAGACGAGGTAGATTGGTACGAACTTCTAAAGGGCGTAGGAACGGCAATGTCCGAGATTGACTGGGACACAATCCTCAAAACAGTCTTTAAGGTATTTGCAGCCAAGTGGACGTTCAAGAATTTGTTCAAATGGGTATCATGGACCGCCATTTGGAACCAGTTGAAAACAAGCATTGTAGAGGGAATATCTAAGAAGTTTGGAATTGGATCTGATGATGGAGAAATAAATACTGTCGGAGAGAAAATAGTCAGTGGCTTGCTTGGTGGAATATCTAAATCCCTTTTGCCGGCACCATTGCAGACAGCGTTGAGTTGTTTCGGAAATGTGACAGATGTTGTCAAAGGAATATTTGGCATAGGCGGTTCATCCGATTCAACCGTATTCAGCACACTTGGAAGCAATCTTGTCACTGCTTTCAATGGAGGCATCGGAAAGAAATTCTCAGACTGCCAAGCAAAAGTTACGGAGTGGGCCGGAAAGGTCAATGACTGGTTCTCAGGTACGAGCTTTGGAAAGATTTGCAAAGAGACTTGGGAAACCCACGGTCAGAACATCATAACCGGCTTTAAGGACAAGATAGGCAATGCTTATACCACCACGAAAGACAGCATCACGACTTGGGCTGCTAAGGCCAAAGAGTGGTTCAACAATTCATCATTTGGTGGGGTCAACATGGAAACATGGACCGGATATGCAAATGACATTATCTCCGGTTTCAAGACGAAAGTGGGAAATGCCTATGCACAGACCAAGGACAATATTACCACATGGGCCTCAAAGGCAAAGGAGTGGTTTAATAGTTCTTCATTCGGCGGAGTGAACAACGGTACATGGACCACCTACGCAAATGATATTATCACTGGTTTCAAAACAAAGGTGGGTAACGCATACACCACTACAAAAGATAACATCACAACCTGGGCGAGCAAAGTTAAGGAATGGTATACGAGCAGCGGCTTTGGAAACATCAATAGCAATACTTGGCAGACCTACGCAAACAATATCATTTCCGGCTTCCGGGAAAAGGTTGGAAACACCTATACCACCACAAAGAACAACATTACTACTTGGGCGAGTAGCCTGAAAGATTGGTTTTCTGGATCTTCATTCGGAAATATCAACAATGCCACATGGACCACTTATGCAGGAAATATCATAACTGGTTTCAGGAACAAAATAGGACTGTCGTACACAGATACGAAAAGCAATATCACAACATGGGCTTCAAACCTCAAAACGTGGTTCTCTGATAGTGGTTTTGGAGGCATCAATAGTTCTAAGTGGAGTACCTATGCAGAGAATATTATTTCCGGCTTCAAAACGAAAATCGGAAACAGTTATACGACTTGTAAGAGCAACATAGAAACATGGGCCTCTAATGTAAAAACGTGGTTCACAAATACCTGTTCTTATGACAAGTGGTATGACATTGCAAAAAACGTGGTAGATGGTTTCAAGAACGGTATAGGAAATCTGTACTCCACCTGTAAAAACAACATTGAATCGTGGGGCAGCAGTATCATCTCATGGTTCAAAGATAAGCTGGATATTAACTCTCCGTCCAGAGTATTCAAACAGTTAGGTGCATATTCCGTAGAGGGATATAACATCGGCGTAGAGAAAGAGGGAGAGAAAACAAAAGGAATTGTCACTTCCTGGGCGGACTCATTCACTGATATGGACGTGAACCTCGGAACACGTCTGAAAATCAATGACAGTGCATTGAAAGAGTACAGCAACAACTATGGAAGTGATTTCACGAATGAAGCAATCGTGCAGCGTGTGACAAGGGAGGTATCTACAAACGGAACCGTGCAGGCAACGCTTAATTCCGGCGGCGGTCTGAAAGAAGCTATCAAAGAGGCTCTGGATGATCTGGGAATAACAACCGCCGTGAGTGAGATTTCAAAGAACACTAAGACACAGGCTGATAAGAAAGAACAGACGATTGTTGAAATCGGTGGAAAGACAGTTACGGATGCAGTAACCACACAGCGCAATGCCAACGGTTACAGCTTCCAAGGAGCGTAAAGGAGGGACATGGAATGGCTTACATATCAGTAAATGGTTATGACTTTCCCCCTCCTAAACGTGGGGCAAAGCCAACGGTATCTACAATGGTGGATGCCGGAAGAAATGCCAACGGTACGGTTGTAGGACAGAGAGTTGGGCGAGATCAGTACAAACTCGACACTCTGGAATGGCCGTGGCTGACGGCAGCAGAGTGGAGCCGGATGCTTACGGTGCTGAGTGCGTTTTTTGTATATGTCACTTTCCCAGATCCGGTCACTATGAAAAAAATAACAATAAAGATGTACCCCGGAGATAGGACGGCAGAACCATATTGGATTGATACAGACGGAAATCCAATTACCTATCAGAGTTGCAAAGTAAACCTTATTGATTGTGGAGAGTGATGGCGTATGCAGAAAGTATCAAATGAATACAAGGCAAGCATGAAAAGCTCTCTCAGAGAGCGGTCATACATGATGATTTCATTTGGTCTGGTAAATCAGGAAGCACAGGCCAACGCAACCGTCATGGGAAACAATTTTGCCTATTACTCAAAGCAGACCGGCTTATTCGGTCAGCGAAAAGAGGACACTGTATATGCCACACTCGAACATGATTTCACAAAGGTTGACGGATCTATGTATTTTCTTCCAAGAGAGAATACATCCGGCAACTACTACGACACCGGTTTGATAAGCAAGCCTTTGATTCCCAAAAGTGGATATGAGCTGCTTATCGAACTGAATGTTGTGGCAACAGACATTAAAGGTCTGACTATCAATTTTGGAGAGGTTTATCCTACGCGCTTTGACATTCTGACAAGTAGCGGACAGCGAATAGAGATTACCGACAATGATATGTCAGAGTTTAGTACAGAACAGGTATTAGAGAATACCACCTATATCAAATTCATCTTCTATGAGATGAAAAATCCATATTCCAGACTGAGGATATATTCAATCCAGTTGGGTTACGGTCTCGTGTACTACAACGAGGACATTATGGATTCTAAATTAGACAGTTACATATCCCCGATTTGTGAGGATGTTCCGCAAATAGATTTCATGGTTAAGTTGCAGAACTACGATCAGTATTTTAATGTTGACAATCCGAACTCTGCAATCAACTTTTTGGAGACCGGTCAGGAGATGTATGTCTGGTATGGCTATCAGCTACCGAACTCAGACACAATCGAATGGATAAGAGGCGCAAAGCTACAGTGTAGCGCATGGGAAAGTGATGATTACTCCGCAACGATACGATGCCAGGATCTCTTCCGAAACATGGATGAGGAATATTACAAGGGGTGTTATGCTCCGGCAGGAATCACATATTATCATGCGGCAGAACTGATATTCCAAGACGCAGGAATTACAGAGTATTACATTGACCCATACCTCAAAAAGTCAAAAACCAAAAACCCAATACCAAGGGTAAAACACAAAGAGGCATTACAGATTATTGCCAATGCCTGCAGATGCGTACTATCGCAGAACAGATACGGCAGACCGCAGATAAAATCATCATTCGCCCCTGAGTACGATATAACGTGCAACGGAGAGACAGAGTATTCCCATGTGAGGAATATTAAGAGCGAAGTGGCAAAACAGGAATATGCTTCGTTCTCTCATAACTACACAACCGTAACTGCGGATATGTATTATCTGCCGGAAAACCAAAGCAAGGCAGACAAATACACCGGATATGTTTCATTGCAGCAGTCCGGGAAAGATTGTTTGTTTGAACAAAACCCTATCATTTACATCACACAGGAAACCGCCTGTATGTACTATGGTTTGCAACTGATGTTCGGATCTTCACTGCCGGATGGCATCATATTCAGAACTTTCAATGATGGGGTAAAGGTTGACGAGTACGAGATAACGGCAGACATTACCAAGAAACTGATTGTCCACCACGATTTTGATGATTTTGATTTGATGGAGATTGAGTTCACTAAGACGAAAGAACCATTCAATCGAATTGTTGTAGATTACTTCTCATTTGGCGATATAACGGATTTTACGATGGAAAGGCAGGACATGACCTCTTCTCCGAAATCAATCAAGCAGGAGCTTGTTAAGGCGGTCAGAGTGCCATGTTACTCATACCAGAAAGGCACAGCCGAAGAAACACTCATTAGCGAAGAAACAGAAGCAACCAAAGGGGATGTGCAGACATATTACCTCGGAGATCCAACTTATGACTGCCGGGCAACATTCAATGGGTCAGCATCCAACGTAAGCATCATTGAACGTGGAGATTACTATGTAATGGTTAAGTTTCTGATTACTGGCAAGTACCAGTTTGAAATTATAGGACACAGATACAACATTGTTGAGCAGTATGCCACAAAAACACTTAACAGCAGAGGAAAGACCATCACATGGAAAAATCCTCTCGTAAGCGATATGGAAACAGCAAATCACTTGGCGGATTGGCTTGGAGATTACTATAACGCCGGTATTGAGTATGAGTACAATACCCGTGGCAATCCAGAGATAGACGCAAACGATATTGTGTATCAGGAAAATGCGTACCGTCCCGGATTAAAAGTAAATATCTACCGCCATGTTGTGAACTTCTCACAGAGTTTGTCCGGCAAGGTAATTGCCCGTAGGGTATCAGAAAAATAACGGAAGAAAGGAAGAGGAAAATGGATGGCTATTAAATCTGTTAAAGCTATCGTAAACGGTGTAACTACAACACTCACATACGACAGCGCATCAAAGACTTACAAAGCAACACTGACTGCTCCGGCAAAATCCTCATACAATCAGTCAGGACATTATTACGGAGTGCAGATCATCGCCACAGATGAGGCGGGCAACAGCACATCGGTAAATCAATCCGATGCAACTCTCGGAAGCAAACTGAGACTTACCGTTAAAGAGAAAACAGCACCAGTTATCACAATCTCAGCACCTACGGCATCGCAGTTACTTACGAGCAACCAGCCTACGATCACTTTCACAGTTACGGATGATGATTCTGGCGTGAATCCAGACACAATTAAGCTGCTCATTGATGGATCTGAAATATCCGGTGTTACAAAGACAAAAACATCATCCGGTTATTCGTGCAGTTATAAACCTACGGCGGCACTGGCAGATGGCTCACACACCGTAGTTGTCAAAGCTACAGACTATGACGGCAATGCTGCTACTCAGAAGAGCGTTTCATTCAAGATTGATACCGTTCCACCTGAGTTATCAGTTACAAGCCCGGTAGACAAGCTCATCACAAACAAGACAACCGTAACAGTTGCCGGAACCACAAATGATGCTACGTCCAGTCCGGTTACACTGACGATCAATGGTAGCGCAGTGACCGTATATGACGATGGTACATTCTCAAAGGATATTACCTTAAAGGATGGCTCCAATACAATTACTATCGTGGCGAAAGATGGAGCTGGAAGAACAACCACAGTCAAAAGAACAGTAACCCTCGATACAAAAGCACCGGTTATCTCAGATGTTTCATTGGCACCGAACCCGGCGGATGTCGGAGCAACCTATGTAATTTCTGTTTCGGTAACAGATTAGGCGGTGCGGCATGGCAGCTAACATATTGGTAAGGGACGTTACGATAAGTCCAAACCCCGTGCAGGCAAAGGGGAAATACACAATCTCAGTTTCCATTGAGGAACTGAAAGGCGTTGCATTTGTCGGCAATTATGTTGGCTCCTATGTCAATATATCAGACAAGGAAATTCCTGATAAATTGCCACTGGCATACGTTGGCAATTACACCAAAGGATAGGAGGCGATGAATAATGGCTGATATAGCAAATGTCACAGGAACACTTGACGATAAAGAACTGAATTTTCAGCACTCTATCGGAACCGTATATAAAGCCTCCGCAAGCATAGATGGTTCGGAAAAGGATCATGTAGCCGTATTGACGGCAACGGATTCTGCCGGGAATAGTACAACGGAAACAATGGTTATTTCTATCTCTGGTTCCTGGACCACTCCAAAAACTGATTGGTACGGCTATACGGATGGAGACGGTATATATCACGGCGATCGTTTCAACACGGAAGATTTCAACCGCATCAAAAATAATCTTGCCTACCTTAGAGAAATAGCAGTTGCAATGTATCAGGAGTTCTCTATCAACGATCTTGGAGACGATAGGAGCAAAGACCAATATTTTTACGCAGATGAGATAAACCAGTTGGAGGAAAATATTTCACTTATCGCCGCAAACACATTCAAACCGGATGTTGGAGAAGCACCTTTGTACACGGCAAACGGAAAGATATTCGACTACAACGAACTCAATCGTATCGAAAGCTTGATTTTAGATTTATTTAATCAGCTATTAAACCAATACAGAGGTCGGCAGATGCTTACCTTTAATTTTGGGATAAGGAGGGAGGTGTTCTAAGTGGCGTGGGAACGATTAAAGACAGACTATAAGGATGCCGTATGGTCCGGCTTGCGGAAGTTCATTCCTATTGATAATGGAGACGGAAGTTATTCCGTAAAAGATGTAACACAGTACACAGTATATGATGAGTCGTTTTTTGGTGCGCTTGACGCAAACCGTATCAACACTGCGGTCAATGCAATCATGGCAGCATTGGAAAATGGAACAGATTTGTATGAGGTATTCACAGAGTTTTTCGAGAATCAGAAAGAAGAGTTCAATAAACAGGCAAATTTGGATCTCGATACATTCAATGTTTTCCTTGACAATCTGCAGGCAACAGCAAATGCGGATGTGGTGCAGTTAAAAAAGGACTACACAGCAGAAATGACGGCATTTGAGAACAATCAGGAAACTTTGTTTAATCAATGGTTTGCAATGATAAAAGATCAGTTGTCAGCGGATGCAGCCGGAAAATTGCAGAATGAAATTAACGATGTGGAAACCCACATTAGAAACCTTGCAGTGAAGATACATTTCAACGATACCGTTGGAACTGCTGCTGCAATAACTGTACAAAATGTAACATCCGGTAACAAATACATCGTTACAGATTTTACTCAGCCGTTATATCTGACTGAGGCCGGAGAATACACCATAAGCATTGCGAATGATAACTACATGATCGCACCAAAGACATTCTCAATCAGCAATGCAGATCTTATGACACATAAGACTTTCAGAATCATGGACGGAAATGGTTTGGCATTTGTGGACGGATTTGTTGGAAGCTATGTAAATAAATAACGGAGGTAGACAAAATGAGAGATTTCCCTAAGAGACTTGCAACCGCCGAGGATATTAGAAATTGTAAATCCTTGGTGGATGATGGCGCATTTGCAGCAAAAGATCTGTTGGAAGCCATCGAAGATCTTGAAAGTATGAATTATCTTCATTGCCCGGTTCTTGCGGTAGGAGAGGATAAGAAAACTGTTACCATTCACTATTGTGCTGAGGCAAAAGCAAATACAAAGGCGATTGTCGGAAATAAGACGGTAACAATCACAAACGTAACACACGAAGAGGGCGAACCGGATGAGATTACAGGAGAGAAGCAGTTGGAAACGACCGTTATCTCCACATCCGCT